TCATTGCCGATCTCGGCGGTTACTATGCTCAGAGCGCCGGCCAATCCGTCATTGACGCTTTCAAGCGCGGCGATTTCGTGGAAATCCGCGCGTGACCGCGCACGAGCAAGTCGCGCTGCACTACGAACGCAAGGCGGTAGCAGCTTCAAGCAAGGGACGCGGGGCAGAGGCGTGGTTCTTTCGTCAATGGTCGGGGAAGGTCTTGGACGGTAAGACTAATTTGCTCGTTCGCCGTGTACAGCGTATGATGGAAGCCCGCTAATGCCCCTCACCAACGCACAAAAGCAGGCACGCTTCGCCGCCCGCCGCAAAGCCAAGCTCGAAAGGCTGGCGGTGCTGGAGGGGGTGCTGCGCTGGATCATGGACTACAGCAACGATGCTCACATCGTGGCTGCCGCCCGCAAAGCGCTGGGAGATGCGGGGTGAGCCAATCTGATCGCTTAAACACGATGGCGCTGCTGGGTGTCATTTTCGGCTTGGCAACCATCTTCGCCGGCATGGCTTACGACAGCAATTGCGTTGGGATTACGATCGCGCTTTGCGTGATTGCCTTGGCCTGCGTCGTTGGTGTCGCCGTGCTATGGATGGTTGGAAAGGTGTTTCTGTCATGACCCAATCAATTCACCCGATGCTGAACAAACTTGAAGCGGCGACCAGCGATTGGTCGGTGGGTCATGACACCCACTACGATGGCTGGCGTGTCCGTCACGGCTGCGTGCTGTTTGGTGAGCTGCACAAGACGGAGGCTTGCGCCAAGAAGGTTATGCGCCGTGACCGTGCCCGTGCCGCAGTCCAGGCGCTGATGGAGCCGGATGAGGGGATGAGAATAGCGGGAAAGGACGCACTTTGGGAAAACGAAATAGCTAGCAGCGAGAATGCAGCAGTGGGTATTTTTCAAGCCATGCTCCGGCTGCTCGTTGAGGGAGAGGGGGAATGAGCGAGCAAGAAGTTTGGGTGCGCGCTTGGGTAGCTGTTGCCAGCTCTGTCGGCGGAAAGCTGCCCGACTGCGAGCGCTATGCTGATGAGTGTCGCCGACAGTTTGTGGCGCGGTGGCCTCGACCTGTGCCATTTGGTACGACCGTAAGCCAAGGATACGTCACCGGCTCTTGCGCGCCTATTGTGGTGAAGCCATGACCCCCCTCCCCGACAAAGCCACCACAGCCGCGTGGAAGCCATCTGCGCTAGCCTGTAGGCTGGCGGCTATGATGGGATGCAGGTTTGTGCCACACAAGCCGGCAGCGTCCCGCCAACCCGTCCCCGGCGTCTATCGGGATGGGCAGGGAGAGGGGTGATGAAGCGGCCTGATGACATTTACACGATACAATCCCGTCCCAAGCTTGGCGGTGGCGTAGACTGGTGGGTGTACCGCGGATTTAAGGCAGTTGAGCGCCATGCCACGCAAGCCGCTGCGCATGAGGCCGGCCAGATGATGGCAATGGGCCTTAGAGAAGCCCCTCACAGCCCCGCACAGCGCGATCTTGCGGATTCGGGTAGGTAGGGGTATCTAAGAGCCATGAGCCCGCAAAATACGGATGGAAAGGGAAACAACGAGGCGTTCCTTGCCCAAGCAGGCAAGGGGCGCCCGAAAGGTGTTCAGAACAAATCAACTGCGCTTCTGAAGGACGCCATTCTAAAGGCGGCAGAAAAGGCTGGTGGCGCTGAAGGAATTGCCGGTTACCTTGCAGAACAGGCTGACAAGAACCCGGGACCGTTCATGGCGTTGCTTGGTAAAGTCCTGCCAATGCAGCTCACCGGCAAAGATGACGGCCCGGTTGCTTTTGAGCTAGTCAAGCGCATCATCGTAGACCCAGCAGCTAAATGATCCTTGAGATCGAAACCCCGCGCTGGTTGGTTCCGTTCTTGGAGCCGGCGCGATATAAGGCTGCATACGGCGGTCGCGCTAGTGGGAAGTCCCACGCCTTCGCAGAGATGCTTATCGAGCGGTGCGTGTTGAAGAAAACGCGCGCCGTTTGCATTCGTGAAGTGCAGAACAGCTTGAAGGAGTCGGTTCGGCAACTGCTGATCGACAAGATTGCGAAGTTCGGTCTGCAAGATCAGTTCGAGGTGCTTGAGGCTGAGATCCGTGGCCCGCATGGCTCGCTGATCATCTTCCGTGGTATGCAGGCGTACAACGCCGAGACGATCAAGTCGCTTGAGGGCTACGACATTGCGTGGGTCGAGGAAGCGCAGACGCTAAGCCACACGTCGCTGCGGATGCTGCGGCCTACGATCCGTGCGCCGGGATCGGAGATCTGGGCGACCTGGAACCCTCGCCACGACAGCGACGCTATCGATGATTTCTTCCGTGGCGCAGTTCCGCCGGCCAACTCAGTAATTCGCCGCGTCAACTACAACGACAATCCTTATCTGCCTGACGAGATGGTGCAGGAGATGCAGTCCGACCGGGCGCGTGATCCTGAGATGGCCAGCCACGTCTGGGACGGCGGCTATGAGATCGTAAGTGAGGGCGCGTACTACGCCGTTGCGCTGTCTGAGGCGGACGCGCAGGGCCGCATTGGCGACTTCCCGTATGACCCTGCGCTGCCGGTCAACACCGCTTGGGACATCGGCGTAGACGACTACACCGCTATTTGGTTCTTCCAAGAGAATGGCCAGCAGGTGCGGTTCATCGACTATTTCGAGACGAGCGGCGAGGGAGTAGAAGCGATCGTACAGCAGGCATTGCCTGAGCTGGTGCCGCCAGAGCAGCGGCAATCGGATCGCCGGGTAACGTACCGTTACGGCCGCCACTTTCTGCCCCATGACGTGCGGGTGCGAGAATGGGGGGGTGGCCGGTCGCGCCTTGCCACGCTGCAATCATTTGATGTGAAGCCGATCAACGTGGGCATTGCGTCTGGGCCTAGCGAGCGCATCAACGCCAGTCGCGCCCTGCTACCAAAGTGCTACTTCAACCGTGAGACGACCAATGTGGGGCTGAAGCGGCTGCGCGGCTACTCGCGGCGGTTCAACAAGGCTATGGAAACGTTCAGCGGCCCGCAGCATGACGAGAATAGCCACGGCGCCGATGCGTTTGGTGAGGCAGCGTTGAATTGTCACCTCACTCGCCAAAAGGTTGCGAGCGTGGTAAATGAGCCACGAGATCGCTGGCATAAGCCGAAGCGGAAAGAGTTGAGCGGGAGTGTGTGGGGATGAGGGACGCAGCTTGGAGGTGGAGGGTAGCGGTAAAGCGCGCCAAGCTACAGCTTTCAATTTTGCAGGCTCGCGGCGAATATGCCGTATTCCGCATTCTTATGATTGATGAACTGCGTCGGAGCCGTGGCCATGATTACTGACAACGCCGCCGCACCGCTCACCCCGCCTCATGCGGTGGTGCCTCATGGACAGATGCGGGGCGACGTTGCTGAGCATAGCGTTGTGCCACCGGCCGATGACACAGACAGCGACCTGAAGCCGCCGAGCATCGAAAAGCTCAAGAAGATGTTTGACGAGGCGCGCAACCTTACGAATGAGGCGCGCGACGAGCAGGAGAAGGACCAGGACTATTACGACACCAAGGGGCAGGCGACTGCCGAGGTGCGTGAAGTCCTGAAACAGCGCGGTCAGCCGCTGGTAATCGACAACCGCATTGCTCCTGCGATTGATGGCATCTTGGGCGTGATGGAGTCGGGCAAGACGGACCCGCGCGCCTATCCGCGCAATCCCAATGCCCAGTCTGCCGCAGACGTGGCGACCAAGATGCTGCGTTTCGTTGCCGACAAGGCGCGGTGGAACAAGAAGCGGATGGACTGCGCCGAGGATTATCTGAAGCACGGCGTAACCGCGGCGATCATTGAGTTTGATGGGCGCGACATCACCGCTAACCGCGGGCGTTGGGAAACGTTTTTCTACGACCCCAAGAGCCGCGATGCCGACTTCGCCGACGCAAAATATCTAGGCTTTGCGACGTGGATGTACGCCGACGAAGTGGCTGCTAACCCTGAATGGGCCGAGCGCGTCAAGCAGATGGGCGACATCACGACCATTAACGAGACGGCGCTGGAAGCGACATGGGACGATAAGCCTGAGAGCCGCATCACGTGGGTTGATCGTCGCCGCAATCGTGTGCTGGTGGTCGAGATTTATTATCGCTCGGCTGAAGGCTGGCTGCGCGCGGTCTATTGCGCTGCGGGCACGCTGGAGTTTGATCGTAGCCCGTATGTCGACGTCAGCACTGGCGAGACGCGCTGTCCGATCGTGGCGCAGTCGTTCAAGGTGGACCGCCAGAACAATCGTTACGGGCCCATCCGTTCGATGCGCTACATGCAGGATGAGGTGAACGCACGCCGCTCGCGCGGCCTGCACTTGCTCAACAGCCGGCAGGTTCAACAGACCGATATGAACGCGCCCCCTGTCGACGTTGACGAGGTGCGGCGCGAGACGGCGCGTGCTGACGGCGTGATCCCGACTGGATGGCAGGCAGTGCAGGCGCAGGACATGGCGGCTGGCAACCTCCAGATGCTGGCCGAAGCCAAGGAGTCGCTGCAACGCATGGTGCCGGTTGCGATAGCGCAGGATCTGCGTGAGGGCTCAGCTGCATCGGGGCGCGCTCGCCAAGTGGCGCAGCAGGCAGGGCTGACACAGTTCGGTCGTGGGTTCGGGCAATTCGCTGACTTTGAGGAGCGCGTGTATCGCCAAATGTGGTTGTGCGCGCAGCAGTTTAAGACGGAGCCTGAGTGGATTCGAGTGGCGGACAACCCGCGCGCGGTCGAGTTCTTGCAGATCAATGAGGTTGCCGGGATGCAGCCTGCCATCATGCCAGGACCGGATGGGCAGATGCAGGTGACGCAGCAGCCAATTATCAAGAATCGTCCGGCCGAGATGGACGTGGACATCATCATCGCTTCGACGCCTGACACGGTGGCGCTGGAACAAGAGGTGTTTGAGTCGGTGATGAACCTCATCCAGTCGGGCATTGATCCGATGTCGCCGGTGTTTGAGGTTGTGCTTGAGCTGGCGCCGCTGCCTGACAAGACGCGGCTTCTGGAACGTGTCCAGGCGCTCAAGCAGCAGGTGCAGGAGCAGCAGGCACAACAGATGCAGCAGCAGGCTGAAGCTCAGGCGCGCGCGCAGCAATTGGTTGAGGCTGAACAGGCTGCCAAGATCGGAAAGACGACTGCCGAGACGGCGCATATTCAGGCGCAGACGGCCGGCAAGCAGGTTGAGACTGAGAAGTCTGTGCTCGATGCGCTGTTGCCTAATCATTTGCAGCGGGAAGAACAACAGGGCGCTTGACGCCGGCCCAAGTAAAGCACTATTATGCACTCACGGCTCACGCCGTGTTCGAGGTGCGGGCGCTTGTTACCAGCCCGCCATGCCGCCGGTGAACGGGCGCTGCGTAAGGTGGCCGACGATACAGGCCAGGAGGGAGTAAGGATGGCGGATTCAGTAGACGAGCTGTTCCCGGAGCCGATGGCGGACATTGAGACGCCGGAAGAGCCGCAGCCTGTCGAAGCGCCGGAGACGGTTGAAGAGCCGACGCCGGAACCTGAGCCTGCCCCGGAGCCTGAGCCCCAGCCAGAAGCGCCTAAGGAAGACGAGCAGCGGACTATCCCGCTCGCAACTGCCCTTCAGTGGCGCGACGAAGCCAAGGAACTCAAGCGCTGGAAAGAGCAGCAGGAGGCCGCGCAGAAGCGACCCGACGCTGCCGCACCTGATCCCTTTGATGATCCCGCCGGTTTCGCTGCCTATCAAGAGCAGCGAGTGGAGCAGCGGTTGACGCAAGAGCGGTTCGCGATGAGCGACACGATTGCGCGTCAGACGCACGGTGCAGATACGGTCGAGGCAGCGGTACAGTGGGCGCAAGAGCGCGCTCAACAGGACCCGATGTTCGCCGGCTCGTATATGCGTCAGCCCCATCCGATCGATTGGATTGTCCAGCAGCACAAGCGCGACGCTGACCTGTCGGACTACCAAAAGGACCCGGTGGCATTTGCCCGCCGCATCCTGGAGGCCAACGGCCAGCTTAGCGCGCCCACTCCGGCACCCGCCGCAGTGGTTCCTACACCGGCATCGCCGCCGGCACGGGTTCCGCGCAGCTTGGCATCGCAGGGCAATGCGCCCTCAGACGTTAGGCAGACTGCTACCGGACCTCTTGTCGGAGTCGATGCTCTCTTTGGCTAAGAGGGCGAAATGGCAGAAGTCCAGCTTGCATCGGTCAGTGAAAAGGCCGTTTGGGTTACCAACTACCTGAAGTCGTACACCCGTGCTTCCGGCTACGCGCCGTACATGGGTCGCTCCGAGTCGAGCATTATTCGCATCCGTTCGGAACTGCGCAATGAAGCCGGCTCGGTCATCAACATCCCGCTCATCCTTGAGCTGCGTGGCCGCGGCGTCGAAGGGTCCGAGATCCTTGAAGGCAACGAAGAGGAGCTGGAGAACTACGGCGATCAGGTGCGCATCAACTGGCTGCGCAACGGTGTCGTGGTGCCGAAGTCGACCAGCTTCCGCACCGAAATTGACCTACTGAACGCGGCGCGCGAGCGGCTGGTTACGTGGTCGAAGGTGAAGCTGCGTGACAGCATCATCAACGCGTTCCAGTCGATCATCGTGCCGGGCGTCACCGATGCCGATGGCAGCCCGCTCGCCGACACGGCGGTGCTGTATGCGACGGCCAGCGCGGGACAGCGTAACACCTACCTGACCAACAATGCTGACCGTATGCTGTTCGGCGTCGACCAGACGGCGGCGGCAACGGGCAATTGGGCAACGGCGCTGGGCACGGTCGATACGACTAACGACCAGATGTCAGCGCGCGTGATTGATATCGCCAAGTCGCTGGCGAAGCGCACGACCAACAATGCGTCGGGTATGGCGATCAATCCGTATCAGTCGGACGCGACCGCGGGCCGTGAATGGTACGTGATGTTCATGGACTCGTTTGCTTTTTCGCAGGCGACCCGTGATCCGATCATTGCGCAGGCGGATCGTGATGCCCGTGACCGTGGCGTGGACAGCAACCCGATCTTCCAGGGCGGCGACCGCATCTACAACGGTGTCATCCTGCGCGAGATTCCGGAGCTAAACCCGCTCAACGGTGTCGGTACCGCTGGCGCTAACGTCAGCCGCTCGTTCCTGTGCGGTGCCGGCGCGCTGGCGATTGCCTGGGGGCAGGATCCGACGCCAAAGACCGACCGTGATCGCGATTACGGGTTCCGTCCGGGCGTGGCGATCGAGGAGCTTCGTGGTCAGAAGAAGACTTCGTTCCTCGGCACCAACTACGGCTTGGTTGAGGTGTTCACCGCGTCCACGCCGATCGGCGGCTAAGGAGAAACTGACATGGCAACTTTCCAGTCTTTGCAGATGCAGCCGACCTCGCGATACCCGGTTTCGGGTCCGGGCATGGGCGGGCGCTCGCTCAAGGTGGAACGCGCGGAGATCAATCTCTCCGCGTTGGGTGCGCTGGCATCGGGCGATGTGGTTCAGCTGTTCAAGCTGCACCCGAAGTTCCGCGTCCGCAGTGCCTTCGTGAAGGTCGAAGCTGCGGCAGGTGCGGGCGTGACCTACACTGTCGGGGATACCGGCGGCGGCGGTGCAGCTGCTGACCCGGCGCGCTACTTCGCTTCGGCTTCGGCTGCTGCGACCGGCTCGAACGTCACGATGGCCGATAGCGGGCGTGACTTCCTGACGTCGCCGAACACGCCGGGCGGCAAGGGCGTATATACCATCGCAACGCTGACGATCGGTGGCGCCACTACGAACGCCACCGGGCGTATTATCGTGGTGATCGACGGTTACATCGAGGAGCCGGCATAATGAGCAAGCTGACCTGGATCGGGGATAGCGATCCCGATGCGCAGATGGTGCTGATCGAGGGCGTCACCTTCGTGAAGGGTGAGGCTACCGAGGTGAAGGACAAGGAGTTGTTCGTCGCACTGAAGGACAACCCCATGTTCAGCGCCGACGCCAAGGCAGAGGTTGCCGCTGCTGACGAGCCGACCGAAGACGAGCTTGCTGCTCGCGCTGAGGAAGGCACTGAGAAGGCGGCGCTCCGCAAGCAGTTGGCGGCGCATGGCATCACAGTCAAGGGCAATGCTTCGCCTGAGACGCTGCGCGCCAAGCTTGCTGACGCGGTAAACAAGTAAGTGGCAACGGCTCGCGCCATCGTAAACGGTGCCCTGCGTAAGCTGGGTCGCCTGGGTGCGGGACGCGAGCCACGCACCGCTGACCAGACCGACGCGCTGGCGGCGCTTCAGGCTTTATATGGGGCTTGGATCGCTGCTGGCGCGTTCGGTCGCATTCTGGACGTTGTGCCTACCGGCACGAATTACATTGCGCGTGGCAATGAACGCATCCTGCGCACAAGCGCGGATACGCTGTCGGTCACGTTACCTGAGCTGGTTTCCGATGCCGGATTCAATGACTACGGATGGGATCGCCGCGGTTATTACGGCACTATCATCACTGTTACCTCGCAAGGCAATGATACCATTGTCGACGTGCAGGCTTCCCAGCCGATTGGTTGTGTTGAGCCGCCGCGCGATGGGGCGGTCGTCATCATCACCGATCGCGAGGGCGGTGAGACGGGGACGTGGCTGTATGATGGCACCATCAAGCGCTGGCAGGCCGTGCACCTGCTCCAGCTTGATAGCGAGGCGCCGCGGTCGTCAGCAGACCCTGAGGGTTTGAGCGCGGCGCTTGCCTTGGAGCTGGGTGACACGTTTGGCGCAGAGATTGGCGCGACAACGCAGCGTCAAGCCGCGCGCTTTCATACGGCAATGACGCACAAGTTTGGGATGCGGCGCGAGCCGGTAATGGGAGTTTACGTCTGATGCCCGGTTTCCGTAGCAAGTCGGTAAATGCGCAGCCCGTTTGGATCGCGGACGATGACGGCAACCCGGTCGCTATCGGTAGTGGCAGCGGCGGGTCCGTACCCACTGGCAGTGCCGGGAGCCCGAACAGCTCAGTAGTCACTGTGCAGGGCATCAGCGGCGGCACGCCGCAAACTGTATCCGGTGACGCCTCCCCCGGTGCTGCCGCCCCTGCAATGGCATTTTATATTGCGGGTAGCGACGGAACTGCGGTTCGCCCGATCCTGACTAACACGGCCGGCGCTATTGGATTTTACCTTGCTACCAATAGCCTTAATGCGGTCAGCCGCGGTGCATCCACCTTGGCCACCGGGCAGGTGGCGGTGGGCACTACTGCAACTCAGATCGTTGCAGCGCGCACCCTCCGTGGCAGTGTCAAGATTACGAACCTGAGCACAGTCGACATTTACATCGGCAATTCAGGGGTGACTACCACGACCGGGGATCTTCTGCCGGGTACGCGCGGCGCGTCAATTACCGTGCCCGTCAGTGTCGCGTTGTTCGGCATTGGCGCCGCAGCAGGCGCTAGCGTTTCGTTCATGGATGTCTACTAATGGCTGACATCACTGCAACTACACCGCTTGTGCCCCAGAAGGTGCTTGATGACGTTGCTGCGGCGATGACTCAGGCAACCACCGGGTTAACGAGCGCCAATCGCCAGCAGGCAGTGCGGGTACAGGTAACGCCTGATGCAAACGGGCGTGCCACGTTTGTATTCCCGCAACCGTATGCGGCTGGGATTGTCCCAGCGGTGACGACGACGGCTGAGACTCCCAACGGTGCCGCCTATCGCAACGATGCCAGCGTGGAGGAGGGGACGGCCACCAACACGCAGGTTGTAATTATTGTGCAGCGCATTCCTAAGACGCTTACAGTCACTCTTCTTGGCGCAGTTTTGAATATTATTGCACCAGTGGTAACGCCGGTTTGGATTAACGTGCTTGTCAGGGCGCCTGGGCAATGAGTTCGCAGGTGATCCGGACAGGCGGGACCGTCAGGGTCGTTGTTAGCCCCAGAAGCATTCTGTCTGTAGAGATTGTTGATGGCTATCTTATAGTGACCTATACAGATGGCACTACACAGAACGTGGGATACATAGGAATTGGTCCTATTTCTCGTTCTGTTTTCGGGAATGGCGCCTGGAATGATATGGGCGTATGGTCTGATTTGGACGTTTGGAAGGATGTGGCATGACGGTTTTGGCGCAGATTCTAAACGGCTCCACCGGCCTTGATACTCGCGAAACCCTCAACGCTTTGCTGGATGACCGGGATGATATTCTGGTAAAGCTGGCGAATTATCTACTTAAAGACGGCCTCACTATCACGCCCACGACTTTTGGGGCGGTGGGAGATGGTGTGGCGGATGATACTGCGGCAGTCATTCAAGCCAATACCATGACAGGCCGGGTAGTTTTGCCCCCTAATATAACCTATAAGGTGGGCACCGCTACCGTAGGTGTTATTGTGAGCATGGGCGGCAGCCTAAAAAACGCCTCTGGCGACGTTTTCACGTTTAAAAGCGCCAATGGCAACAACCCTTCGCAAATCATCTTTAAGGGTGATGGCGCTTTTGTAGCGCAGGACAGGTGGTATTCTTACGGCTGGTTTGATGGCGCGTCTTGGGATGAATGCCACGCATTCTGGCATCGATGCCAAGTTGCGGTTGCCAACGCTGATGTAAGCTATAACCTAGTTCTTCCGCCTTTGCCGGTCACCGACAAGCGCGTTCTATTGCAATATAACAATACGCCTTGTTGGAAGCAGACAAGCGGAGTCAACTTTGATGACCCAGAAAATCAGGGAATCATCCATGTGCATAGCTTTGTGAAAGCAGCAAACGCCATGGATTATATGATAAGCTACAGCGGAATTAAAAAGACTGAGCAAATTGAAATTCCGCTAGGCTGGAAGCTTTACGGTGACAACAAAGCCAAGGTCGGCATTCTCATCCACGGCGGCGCGCGCATTATCCATGGTGGCCGCACTATGCTTTTCAACATGACTGAGGCGGGTGTTCGGCAGAGCAACGATTTGTGGCCGTGCGATGAAATTGAATTCAACTTCTTAGATGTCACCGGTTTTGGCCTTTACGGCTATGACGCTAACAACGTCAGTATTGCGGGCAATACTGGATCTGGCATTGTAAACCCATCGGTAACGACGGTTATTGATAAGTTTTTCTCGAACGGCGGTATTGCGGCGACTGCGCAAGCTTATATCCGTGTAAAGGGAGAGCATCGTGGTTTTACAGTTCGGTCTTTCTTGGAAAACCAAGCCACTACCAATGGCTTGGGCGATGTTAACGATGCCGCAGTCGTCATTGAAAGCGCCGCCAACGGCACCCCGCGCGCAATGCGGCTGGGGCCGATGCAGTTCTTTGGCTGCACAAAGTCAGCGATCGTAGCTCGCGACACGGTGGGCGGGTCGCAGCCGTTAAAGATATTCATGAGCTACGACTATATCGTTCGCCAGACGGCACCCACCGGCGGTCGCTTCCATGTCGACCTATCGTGGATCGGGCGCGCTGATTGCGGGCCGATCAATGAAGGCGGCGACGCTAACAGTATCAGGGTCAACAGCCTGCCAGATAATTGCGCCAACGTGGCGATCAAGGGCATCCGTCGCCAACGGGTTACGGGCAATTGCGATTACATGACTTTTGACGGCAAAACGTGGATTGTCATTCCGACTCTTACAGGGACGAACAATGCCCAGAGCCCCACAGGCGGTGTTTTCTCACAGAAATATAATGGGAGTGGAGGCCGCACTGGCCCGATTAGTTTTGTGACGAACAACCCCGCTATCTCGCTTAGCGGCACGTTGATCGGAGGAACGTTGCAAGGCTATAAGGGCGCCAATATTGATGTAGGGACAACGGACGCTGGCACGGTTTCCAATGTCTCGCTTGTGATTGCTGGCGACCAGATCACAATTACAAACCGTACGACGGCGGACATCAGCACCGCCGATTTTCGTGCGGTAGCCTAATGGCTATCGTCCCGCTCGGCATCGGCTCCTACAAGCGCAGTGACGGCCTTGTGCCGGAGGTCGTGCTGCGCAACATGTATCTGGAGGCCGACAAGAGCGGGATCAGCCCTGACAAGACGTTGCGTATTCAGCGGCCGGGGCTGGTGCTCGACCGTGATTACGGCTCGCCGATCCGTGCCACGCACTACCGCACCAATACGGGCGAGCGCTTGGTGGTGGCAGGCGGTCAGCTGTATAATACAGCGGCGATCGGTGAAGTCGGCGGCACGGGGGTAGTGCCTATCGTTTCGACGCAGTTCGCTACGGCATTGGTTAGCGGCACGCAGCCCTACCTCTACAACACCACTGTAGCGCCGGTCGTTATGCCCAACGACGCCCCCGCGGCTGGTGCTGTTCGCGACGTCGACCAGCTCAACAATTACATCCTGCTGCTACAGCCTACGGGGCGGTTTTATTGGATCGTGCCAGGGCAAACCACGATTGATCCGCTCAACTTCGCCACCGCCGAAAGCTTGCCCGATGAGGGCATTGCGCTACGGCGGCTCGGTGATGAGTTCTGGATCTTTGGCGCTGAGAATGTCGAGGTGTGGCAGCCCACTGGCGACCTAGACCTGCCCTTCGCCCGCGCTGCTGGCCGCAATTTCGAGCGCGGATGCCTCTATCGCGACACCGTGCGCCGTTTCGATAATACGCTTGTCTGGATTGGCGACGATTATCAGGTTTATCGTGCCGCGAACGTGCCGCAGGTTATCAGCGATGCCGGGCTATCCGAGCGCATTCGCAAGGCAGCCAGCGATTGCAGCGCGTGGACGTTCGGCATTGACGGGCATTCGTTTTATGTGCTGCGTATCCCCGGCCAAGGCACGTTTGCCTATGACGCATCGACGCAGTCATGGAGCGAGTTTTCGACGCTGGGCGCTGCGATGTGGCTGCCGACGTCTGGCGTGCAGATCGGTGGCGTGACTTATGCAGGGTCATCCGAGGATGGCCGCTTGTGGCGCGTGTCGGGCGATGCGGTCAATGATGACGGAACGGCTATCGAGTGCGTTGTGACGGCCACCGTGCCTGTGCTGGGTAAGCCACCGCGCAACGATAGTGTTTCGGTGGGCGTGGGCGTGTCTGCGGACTGCGATGTGCTGCTGCGGTGGCGAGATGGACAAGACGATTTCCCGGCTTACTACGATCCTGTAGAGGTGCGCGCCCCGTTCGATGTGGGCACGCTTTATCGGCTAGGCCAGCCAGACCAGCCGTATCGGACGCTGGAGGTGAGCAAGATTGACCCGAATGTGCGCATTCGGATTGCTGGGCTTGTCGTAAACGATAGTTGGGCCTGATGGCAGTAAAGCCCTTCGTCCGCACCGCGCAGCTTCAGCAATCGGTACCCATTGTTGACGGGCAGGGCCGACCTACGGCTGCCTTCATGCGACTTATCAACGACAACACCGGCAATCTTGCGCAAGCCATCAACCAGATCGCGGTGTTGCCGGCTATTCAAGAGGCGCTGGCCGCTGCACAGCAGGCTGCTCAGGACGCAATGAGTGCCGCTGACGCCGCTAATCAAGCCGCGGACGCCGCCCAACAGCAGACGGACGCCACGAAGCGCGAGGCAGCGCTACAGGGTAGCTATATAGAGCCGGCGAGCGTTCTCACGGCTACCCCAACCACGATTACGATTGCGGCTCATACGCGTAGATATGCTGACGGGACCAATGCTAGCGTGAATGGCGGCACTGTTCCTGCAACAGCATCAAATGATGTAGACTACATCTCCTATGACGACGCCGACCGCTCCGGTGGGGTTGTGGACTATACCGTGTCGACCACAGCGCCTACCCAAACGGGGGATACGCATGTAGTCGGGGCCGTCAGCATCCCTGCAACGGGTTCGGCGCAAGGCGGTGAGGGTCCGCGCCGCCCTGGATACGTCGCTCCGCGCAATACGAATGTGAACATTGAATGATACAGCGCGAGACCGATGCGACATTGCTTAACATCGTCGCCAACTCGCCCGCGGTTCGCCAGATGGCGTTCATTGGCATGGCATACCCCAACATGGAATTGGATTATTCTTCCGTGTTTGAGGATGGTCGCAATGTCATCCTGTCCGATGGGGCTGCATTTTGCGCCATTTTCAAATGGACCTCACCTGCCGTTTATGAATGTCACATCATGGCATTGCCGCACATCAGAGGCGCGAAAATGATGGCGCTGGCCCGAGAAATGCTTGCTCATATGAAGGAGATTGGGGCGGTTTCCGTATGGGGGCAGCCTTCCATTTACAATAAAGCTGCTGTATGCTTCATTCGCAGGATGGGCTTACGCGCATCCGGCTACGGCAATGATCCGTTTATCGGTGAAGTGCAGTATTTTGTGACGGAGAACCTCTAATGCCGCCCGTAGCAATCGCAGCAGGAGTTGGCGCGGTAGGCTCCATCGCGGGCGGGGTGATCTCGTCCAACGGCGCCAAGAAAGCCGCGCAGGCGCAGCAGAACAGCACCAGCCAGCAGATTGCTGCCAATAATGCCAATCAGCAGATGATCCGAGGGCTGTCGCAGCCCGCGATCGACCGCGGCAATGCGGCTGGCCAGATCTACTCCGGCCTACTGGGCGCTGGCGGCGATCCGAACGCTGCGGCTTCTGCGCTGGCGACGTATCGCGGTTCGTCGGGCTATCAAGATTTGCTCAATCAGGGCTTGGGCGCTGTTAACGCCAACGCCTATGCTCGTGGCATGGGCGACAGCGGCGCGACGCTCAAGGCGCTTCAAACGCGCGGCATGAACATCGCCGATCAAAACGTGCAGCAGTATCTTGGCAACCTCAACACGCTCATCCAGACCGGGAACAGCGCGATCGGCAATGTGGCGGGTGTCGCTACGCAGACGACGCAGGCCAATAACGGTGCGATTCAGGCGGGGGCGGATGCGTCGGGTAATGCCTCACTTATCGGAGCTAATGGCTGGCAAAATGCCCTGAAAAACCTGACGAACATTGGCACCAATCTGGCGTCTAGCTATGGCGGACAGCCAATGAATCCATACGGCGTCTCTGGTGGGCTGATCTACTGATGGCGATTAACTTCGGCCTTGCTCAACCCAGCGGCGGTTACGATTACCTTGAGACACTGCGCGCGCTTGGGCAAAACCAAGCATTGCAGCAGGACATGGCGTCGCAGGCGCAGCGCCAGCAAATCCAAGGTTATCAGTTCGACCGTGTGCGTGAACAGGACACGGCGCGCCCGCAGATCCTTCAGCAAGCGCAGGGCGGGGATAGCGCGGGCGCGCAGCAGCGCGCGTTCGCGATCGGCGACTATGACGCGCTGAAGGCGTTGCAGGGGCTGGATGAGCAGAAGCGCGGGCAACTCGCGCAGCAGATGGGCACGCTAGGGCGGCTTGCTACGTCGCTCATCAAACTGCCAGCCGAGCAGCGTGCGCAGGCGTATCAGGCCGTTGCGCCGATGCTGGTGCGGCAAGGCTTTGACGAGTCGCTTGTGCAGGCTGCTGACTTATCCGATGGCGGATTGCAGCAGTACATTGCCGCGGCTGGCAGTACGGATGACGTGCTGAAGAATTATTACAAGCAGCAAGAGGGTTACACCCTCAACCAAGGCGATCGCCGCTATGTCGGTAGCGAGCTGGTAGCCGAGAACCCCGCCGCCCCCAAGTATCAGGCAGTGCCTGAGGGCGGCATGTTGGTGCGTACCGATGGTGGCAGTGCCACGCCTGTATTCAGCATGGGAGGAGGTGGTCAAGCATCTGGCTCGTCGGCTTCGGCGGGTCGTTACCAGTATGGCTGGACGCCGCGCGCACGCAACGGGGGCGACAACAGCGATGCTGCGGTTGATGGAAAGATCTCCGGGATGTCCCAAGCGCTGGGCATCCCGGCTGATCAGCCGTTTCCGCCCGGAATGACGCCGACGCAGATCGCGCAGGCTCTAACGCTTAGCGAGGGTGGCCGCGGTTCTTTGGCGGATCGCAACAACAATCCTGGCAACCTGCGCGATCCACGAACGGGCGATTATCGCCGCTTCGCTTCCAAAAGCGAGGGATTGGCGGCTGCGGCTGCGCAGGTGCGGCGTAACCTTGCGCGCGGTCAGAACACGATTCAGTCGATGGTTGAGGGGTTGCCGGCTGGCGGGCGTCAGCAGCAACAGGGTGGCGGTGACGTGATTATGGGGCGTCCCAAGCAAACCGCTGCTCCTAGTGGGTATGAATGGGACGGCAACGGAGGGCTTCGGCCCATTCGTGGCGGGCCTGCTGACAAGCCGCCCGGAGGCGGGAATCCCAGCAGCCGCAAGGATGAGGCCACGCTCCGCAAGGAGTTTGAGCAGCGCCAAGACGTAAAGGATTTCCGCAAAGCACGCACGCAGTTCAATGCGCTGCGTGACACTGCGCTCAATCCTAGGGCCACTGCACAAGATGATATTGCCGTTATTTTTCAGTTCATGAAGACGCTCGATCCGACCTCAACAGTACGTGAGGGCGAGTTTGCCACCGCACAGAACGCTACTGGCGTACCAGATGCCGTACGCAACGCTTTCAATAAGGCGCAGAATGGCGAGCGGCTTAACCCCCAGCAACGCCGCCAGATGGCACAGACGGCTTATCGCAGCTATAAGGCGTTCCGAGATGCGTACAATACGGCGGCTGGGGAATTCCGCTCTTACGCCAGCGATTACGGCGTGAACCCAGATCGCGTCGCCCGCACCTATACGCCCGACAAGGCTCCACGACAGCAAGGGCGCGCTGCTATCGGCGTCGGTCAGTCCACGCAGGTCGGCGGCTTTAAAGTGACGAGGGTCAAGTAATGGCAACGTATCGCATTACTGGACCCAAGGGCGAGCAATTTGACGTTGAAGGCCCGGATAACGCCTCGCAGGCGGATCTGGAGGGCATTGCGCGTCAGGTGACGGGCGTCGGCGGTAAGTACCCTGTCGACACGTCGGGGGTACAGCGCCCTGCCACGCAACTGCAGCAGTCCGACAGCGCGCTAGAGGGCTTCATCGGTGGCGCGCTGAAGCCGCTGGACAATGCCGCAGAATGGCTAGGCAATACCGGGGTCGGCGAGGCTATCGACCAATTAGGGCAGTCGATCGGCCTGCCCGGCGTCGACCAAGCCGTGCAAGCCAATGACCAGATGCGCGCCAACAACACGCGCACGGGCTGGCAGCTTGCTGGCAACATCGCGGGCACGCTCCCACTGGCGAGGCTGCCCGGTGGCGCTTTCACGCAAGGCGCAGCCGGTGGGGCGCTGCTGAGTGAAGAGAATAGCCTAGGCGGTGTCGCAAAAGACGCAGCTATCGGCGGGGTAACCGGCTTCGGCGTTAATGCCGCGCTACGTAGTGCCGCTGCTGTAGCCGCTCCTGTCGTCTCACCAGCGCTGCGCACGCTGGTTGATGCTGGCGTGCGCGTAACTCCTGGGCAGATTGCGCGGTCTTATGGCACCCGCTTCGGCAATGCCGTTGGTAATATCGAGGACGCCGCCACCAGCCTGCCCGTGCTCGGCACCACTGTTAGGGGTGCACGTGAGGCGGCTAACGCAGACTTTGGCCGCGCGGCCATCAATCGCTCGCTGGAGCCGATCGGCGCAACGCTGCCCGATGGCTTGGAAGGGCGCGCGGCCATCCGGCAGGCTGGCGATCGGCTATCGCAGGCGTACAATGACGTAACGCCCAATCTTTCTGCTACTGGCGATGATGCTTTCGTGTCGGCGCTCAACGATATTCATGAACAAGCCGCCACGATGGCGCCCGAGCGGCAAGCGCAATTTAACCGTATCCTTGGCACGCTGGGCCGCTTCTGGGATGGCGGGCAGACGATCAACGGCGAGGCATTCAAGAATATTGAGACCCGCCTAGGGCAGCGCATTCAGCGCTATGCCCAGAGCACCGATGCTGATCAGCGCGATTTGGCCGACGCGCTGCGCGCAACGCAGCAAGCTGTGCGTGACTTGGCCGCTCGGCAAAACCCGCGTGAAGCAGCGCAGATTGCCAACATCAATCGCGGCTGGGCATCGCTGGCGCAGGTCGAAAAGGCGGCTGGTACGTCGCGCGCCGAGATCACGCCAGCCGGTTATTCGCAGGCCGTCAAGCAATCCAGCGCCACTGTTCGGCGCCGAGGGTATGCGCGCGGCGATGCGCTCAATCAGGATCTGGCAGACGCAGGGTCGGCTGTTCTGCCATCGCGCCTTGCCAACAGCGGCACGGCTGATCGGGCCGGGCTTCTAGCTCTAGGCGCTCTTGGCGCTCGCGCTCTTTCAGGCGACGGCCTAGCTCTTGGCGGGCTCGGGGCGATCGGGGCCGGTTCAGTGGCTTACACGCAGCCCGTGCAGAACCTCGCGCGTGCTGCCCTGACGCGAAACCAGAATGTTTCACCCGAGCTGGCGAGACTGTTGCAGTATGGCGCGGCGGGTGCGCCCGTAGCAGCGCCCGCCTTGATACAGCAGCGTTGATATAAGATGGCGACGCTTCTCTCTGGTAATCTGCCAAAGAGTAGTGATCGCAACCGAGCAGCCGATGGCTATAGAAGCATTGTTCACGCACCCTTTATAATGCTAAAGGGTGCCGCATACAAACGGAGCGCACGATGTCCGTCGTAGAGATTGATTTCCCCGGTAATCTTGCGCAGGTCGACACGATTGCGGACTTGCGCGCGATCCCAACCGCTCTCATCAAAGATGGAACGCTCTACGCTGTAGAAAGCGCTGGCATCTTTGCTTTTGATGCGTCGGCGGTTGATACGGACGATGGCAGCTCTGTGCTCAAGCCCAATGACCGCACGCCGCTTCAGGCAGGTCGCTGGCTAATTTCTGGTGGCTCGGTGTTTGACAAGGGGTTGCGGACCCGCTTGGCGCAAACCGGCGGCACCACCCTTACCAATTTCGATGGCCGCACCCTAGACGATAAGCTGCGGGAATCGATTTCCGTGCGTGACGCCCGTTTTGCGGGCGGCGCCAAAGGTGACGGCACGACAAACGACACGGCAGCGATTGTTGCCGCAAACGTTCAGGCGGCGATGTTCGGCAAGGATCTGTTCCTGCCGGCCGGCACTTACATGATTGACGACGAGCTGCGCGCCTTGACCAATTGGCGGGGCGAGGCGGGTACGGTTGTCAAATATCGTGGCAACAAGCCAGCTTTCACCCGGCTCGTCTACGCCTCTGGCGTCGACGGGATCACGTTTGAGGGCATTACCTTTGACGGCAATGTCTCGGCTGATCCCACCGTCTGGAACACCTCGAATTACGATGCCTTCACGGGCTCTTCTGGCCTGTCGGTAGAAGCGTGCAAGCGTCCGCGCATCATTCGCTGCCGCTTTATCAACACCCGCCAGCACGGGCTGCGAGTGGCAGGTAGCACCGGAGCGGTCATTCAGGGCTGCACTAGCCAGCGGTCGCGTGGTGCGTTCGGCGACGGCTTCTATCTGGTGTCCAACATCGGAATTTCGATCTCGCAGTGCTGGGCTGACGACTACACCCGTATCGGCTTCGTCGTGGACAGCTTCGGCGACAACCTATTGACCAATCATAAGGTATCGCTAACCAGCCTGCTTTGCACCAACGGTCATGACGCCTCCATCATGTACGGAGGCGGCGAGTTCAACGCAGGCGTCTGGTGCGAGCATACCGGCGACGTGGAGGCCAGCGGGGTTTTTGCAGCCAACAACACGCACCGCGGCATCAACATCTGCACCGGGTCCAAGACTAACGGCTTCCCCGGTACGCACGCGATGGTGACGCTGAGCAACTGCCAGACGGTCGGCGGATCGTGGGGGATCTACACGTACTCGCTGGGCACGCTGCCAATGGTGATGATCGCCAAGGGCTGCACTGCCAAGGGTGCGCGCGTGGCATTCGAGGCAGACGCTGCGCACGGCAATGACAGCTTTACGTGGATTGGGTGCCACGCAGATTATGACGCGTCCAGCGGGACGGGACGCGGCTATGCCACTGAGCCAGTAGGCACGTTGACCGGCTTGCCGAACTTCGTTGTGGCCGATTGCACCATCTCCCGGTTTGCCGAGAGCATGTCCAATCTCAATGACAGCGGCGATCTGGTCGCGACTTCCGATGTCGGCTGCTATGGCGCGCCTGGAGCGCTACCGCTGTCCCCATTCCGGTTATCGGTGCGCGACCTGAAGCACGTTGACGACAAGCCGGTCTATATCCGCACATACGGAGCGCTGGCGCACAAGGTCGACATCGAGGATTGCGACTTTAACATTCGCCGTGGCGGCGGCACCGGCGGCACGCTGGACGTTTCCGGTGGCGTCATCCGGTCGCTGATCGCTAACGCAGGCGGCTTTGTCGGTGATGTGAACCTCGCACCCAAGCGCGTGCGTGGCCGCATCACGGCATTCGGCACGAACATCGCTTTCAACTGCGACGATGTACTGATGTCCGACGAAAGCAACATCGCCCTGCAATCAAATGCCGGAGACAAGCGCAACGCGGTTCGGGTGCGCGGCAACTTCTCCAAGAACATCAACTCTTTCGGCGAAGTGCTGAGTATCGGCGCAGGAACGCAGGGGTTCAGCGCGGTCGTGGATGGTCAATTCTACAACGATGGTGTTAACAGCCCCGCAACGCCGTTTGTGCGCCGCGGCAACAGCGTTAGCATCATCTACGGATTGGCGCTGGCGGATGCGACCGTAACCAATATGACCGATAACCTGTCCAGCAGCGCGCCCGAATTGACACCGACTGGCGTGCGCCGCGTGACACTGCACTAGGATATAGCTATGGAGTCTTACCAGATCGGCAAGCCTGATAGCGGCGATGAGCGCACTTGGGCAGAGGTCGAAAAGCAACTTCCACCGCACGTTTTGGCGGTGCTGAAGCAACCAGAGAAGGGGAAGTGATATGCAGGACATTCCTGTCGAATGCTCGATTGACGCGACTGAGGTAGAGCAGATGGCGTGCAAGCCGACTGAGCCGGTGAAGAAGCCGGGTGACGTGTCCACGCAGTCGGGGGGCGGTGGCACGACCAATCCGCCGCAGCCGGGCGACAAGCCGAATCCGAAGTGATGAAACTCGCCACCTTTGCCGTTCTGCACGTACTCACGATTGCCGTAGCAGCTTGCTCGCGGCATGATAGGCCGTGCGCGGTAAAGGTGGCGGGAATCTTGTCGGTCAACTGGCTGCTGTTTTCGCTGCCATGGTTCTACGCTCCAGCGTCCTATGCTTTTCTGGTTGGCGTGCCCGCCCGACAGGAAGATGGTTGGGCGTTATTTGACCTCTTTTCCATGATGGCGGTGATTGTCGTTTGCTGGCGTGTTTGGTGGGCGCCGGTGATTTGGTCGATCTACCTCGTCATGCTATCCATGCACGCGGTAGCATGGGCCAACGGATTGGAATATTTGGATTATGCTGCGGTTCTAGATGCGGGCGTTGCAGTGCAGCTGGCCGTCATCTTTATGGTTGGGGGTCCGGGTTGTGCAGATCGCTTGCTTGCTGGTTGGAGTCGTATTCGTAGCGTGGGCCTGTTGGCCCGCAAAGGACGCGAGGCGTCGTGATTGAGCGCGACCAGTCGACAGCGCTATATGTAGCTATGGCCGCGCTTGCCGGGTCGATCACTGCGCTATCACTGATGGCATGGCGCACGATGACGTGGCGCGAGATCATCATGACGATCGTTGTTGGGTGTAGCTTCGCTTTCTTTGTGGTTCCCTACGCGGTTGAAACATGGATTGGCGTCGACATCAGCAAAATGCGCGCAATCTGTTTTTTTACCTATCTAGGCGCCACTGGTGCCAACGCCTTCGTGCCGATTATCATTCGACGCTCAACCAAGGGCATCAACAAGCTGCTTGATCGCCTGTTTGGACCGGAGGAGGCAGCATGATTATTGAAATCGCCAACTCCGT